TAACTATGAAAGTTGGAGAGATGGATTCTTAAAACCAACACTTACAACAATTTTTGAATACCTACGAAATGACCGTTACGTTTGTTGGAATATTGCAGATATCAAAGTTGGACCTGATAAGTTCTATCCATTAGAGCAAGATAGTATTGATATACTTACACAATTAGGATGTGAGTATAAAGGTAAGTTGAGAATGACAATGAGTCCTATGACGGGGATGGATTTATCTAAAGCAAAAAATTCTATGCAGATAGAAGGACAATTTTACAAATACGAACCAATATTTATTTTTTATAAACCATAATGTATCAGAATATATTTTTAGAAAGGCAGAGAAACTTAATACACCTATGGGATGATACTTTGGGGTATAGGACATTTCCTTACAAAAAGTATGCATATCGTAAAGACCCAAATGGTGAATATCTTTCAATGCATGGTGACAGATTAGAGAAGATTTATAAGTGGGACAAAGAAGATGGTGAAGAACTATTTGAGAGTGATGTTCCAGAAACAACAAGAGTATTAGTTGATTTATATGAGAGTGATACGCCATCGGTGGGTCACATTGTATTAACATTTGATATTGAGGTAGAAATGCATTCTGGTCTTCCAAACATTGAGAAAGCCGAAAATGAAATCACTTCAATTGCGGCACATGATGATGCAACAAAAGAGTATCATGTATTTGTTGTAGATAAGAATGGAAAAGTTAAAGGCAAATCATTTCAGAAAGATGGTAAGGAAGTGCATGTTCATATCTACAAAAGTGAAAGAGAGTTATTGAGTGCATATATTACTTATGTTGAAAGTGTAAACGCAACAATTTGGACTGGATGGAACATTGATTTCTTTGACGTTCCATATCTCTATAATCGTATTAAAAATATTATGGGCGAAAATCAGGCAAATCGTCTTTCATCAATTGGTAAAACATACTGGTCACCGTATCGTAATCGTTATAGTATTGCGGGTGTGAGTATTATGGACTACATCGGATTGTATAAGAGATATAACTTCGGTTTGGAAAGTTCATATACACTCAATCACATCGCAACAAAAGAATTGGGTAGGGGTAAAGTTGAATATGAAGGAAGTTTGGATGACTTATTTGAGAATGATTTAGAAAAGTTTATTGAATATAACATTACTGACGTTGAGTTAGTAGTTGCAATGGATACAAAACTTCAGTTCATTGAGTTGAGTAGAGCGATTTGTCATTCCGGTTTTACTCCATATGAAGATTACATTTTCTCATCAAAGTATTTGGAAGGAGCTTGTTTAGCATACCTTAAAAAGAAAGGTTTGGTAGCACCTAATAAACCAAAAAACCATAAAGATAAACTCGCTGAACAAACTGAAGCGGGTGAAGATAAGTTCATTGGTGCGTATGTTAAAGAACCTATTGTTGGTAAGTACGATTGGATTTACGATTTGGATTTAACATCTCTATATCCATCAATCATTATGACCTTAAACATTTCACCTGAAACTAAAGTTGGTAAAGTTGAAAATTGGGATCCTGATGCGTGGGTTAGAGGTGAAGATAGACAATTTGTAATCAATGGTAAAACTAAACAATTTACTTATAATAAAACCGAACTTGCTGAATTAATTAAAGATAATGAATTGGGTATTGCCGCAAATGGAGTTCTCTATACACAAAAGAAAAGAGGCCTAATTGCGGATATTTTGGATACTTGGTTTAATCAAAGGGTAGAGTTCAGAAAGTTGGAAAAGAAATATGGTGAAGAAGGTAATACTGAATTATATGAGTTTTACGCTAAAAGACAGTTGGTTCAAAAAATCTTATTGAACTCAATGTATGGTGTGTTAGGACTTGTGGCATTTAGATTTTATGATATTGATAATGCGGAAGCTGTAACGATTACTGGTCAAACTGTAATTAAAAAAACCGCTGAGATGGCAAATCTAAAATACTGGAAAGAGTTAGGTAACAAAGAAGATTATAATGTTTATATTGATACCGATTCCATTTATATGATGGCAGAACCTTTAGTTAAACATCGTTATCCGGAATACAAAACATTTGACCAAAACCGAATGGCAAGCGAAGTAAATATAATTGCAGAAGAAACACAGTCATTTCTTAATTCATTTTACAACTTACTATCGGAAAGATTCTTTTGTATCCCGAAAGAAAAACACCGTTTTGAAATTAAGAAAGAGTATATCAGTAAAGCTGGATTTTGGGTAGCAAAGAAAAGATATGCACAATGGATGATTTTAAAAAATGGTATTCCATGTGATAAGTTAGATGTAAAAGGTTTGGATGTAGTTCGTTCATCGTTCCCCAAAGCATTTCAGGACTTTATGGCAAAACTCTTAAAAGATATTTTAATGGGTATTGGTAATGAAGAAATAAATCTTAATCTTGTAGAATTTAAAAAGAACTTACCAAATCTTCCTATTAACAAAATTGCCAAAGGTGGTGCTATTAAAGAATTGAGTAAATATGATAAGGGTAAGTGGAGAAAGGATAGTGGATTGGCAATCGCTAACTTTGAGAAAGGAACACCTGCTCACGTGAAAGCCGGAATAGCATACAACCGATTACTTAAATTCTTTGAATGTCCGTTTAAACATGAACCAATTAGAGATGGTGAAAAAGTAAAATGGGTATATCTTAAAAATAACCCATTAGGTATTGATACTCTAGCGTTCAAAGATTATAATGACCCGAAAGAGATATTGGACTTTATTACCACATACATTGATAGAGAAGAAATCTATAAAGCAGAACTAGAAAATAAATTGGGTGACTTCTATGGAGCACTTAAATGGGAGATGGCTTCGGTTGATTCCCAAAACGCAAAAAAGTTTTTTGAATTCTAAACTTTTTTTCGTATATTTGTAAAACAAAAAGTATATTATGGCAAAGGCTAAAAAAACAAAAAAAGCACAAGAAGTAAAGATTGAAGACCAATCGGAACAATTACAACAATTAGGTGATGTAACAATGTCACAAAAAAAATATGATGAATGTGAATGGTGTTTTCAATTTGATGAAGATGACCCACAAATATTTGCTTGGACGGATTCTGAAATGAATAAAGATGAGGACCCTAAAATTGTTTTTACAATCACTAACGTTGAAAATTCATATATTAGTTTTACCAACAAAGACGGAAAGAGATTCAGAATCTTTGCGAGAGAATTATCTGAAGGTGGTAAAGATTTAAGAAATAAACAAAGAGAAGCATTTAAACAATTACAAAATGGAAGTGAAAATCAAGAAGATTAATGCAAACGCAGTAATTCCTTCATACGCTAAAGCAGGTGATGCGGGAATGGATTTGGTAGCAACATCAATTATATCAGATACACCTGAACAAATTACTTATGGTATGGGTATTGCTTTAGAAATACCTGAAGGATTTGTAGGATTAATATTTCCTCGTTCATCGGTTAGAAAGACTGGATTGGATTTAAGTAATTCAGTTGGGGTAATTGATAGTGGGTATAGAGGCGAACTTCAAGCTACATTTAATAAAGTATTTGGTGGTGACCGTTTCTATGATGAAACAAAAAATACACAAGATACATCAAATGACTTTTATAAAATAGGTGATAGAATTGCACAAATTATGATTATACCTTACCCACCAATTGAATTTATGGAAGTTGATGAACTTTCAAATTCAGAAAGAGGTGAAGGTGGATTTGGTTCAACAGGAAAATAAAAAATAAAAATATGTTTCAATTTACAGAAGAAGAAAAAACAAATCATTCCCTTTGGGTAGAAAAATATAGACCGGCAAAGTTAGAGGATTATGTAGGAAATGAGCACTTAAAAAATAAAGTTGCGGGGTATATTGAAAGTGAAGATGTGCCACATCTACTTTTCTTCGGAAAGGCAGGGACTGGCAAAACTACACTTGCCAAATTAATCGTAAATTCAATTGAGTGTGATTACATGGTTCTTAACGCATCCGATGAAAACAATGTGGAAACCGTTAGAACAAAGGTTAAAAATTTCGCATCATCTATTGGTTTTAAAAAATATAAAATCATTATACTTGATGAGTTTGATTATATGACTCCAAACGCACAAGCGATTCTTCGTAACTTAATGGAAACATTTAGTAGACATTGCCGTTTCATATTGACATGTAATTACATTGAAAAAATCATTGAACCTATTCAGAGCCGTTGTCAAACTTTTCAGATTGTACCACCAACTAAAAAGGATGTGGCAATTCAGATGAGTAAAATTTTGAAAGCGGAAAGTGTAGAGTTTGACCCAAAAGATTTAGTTCCAATTATTGATTCTTCTTATCCGGATATTCGTAAAATTATTAATACCTGTCAATTAAACTCTCTTAAAGGTAAATTACAATTAGATGTACAAAATCTTTTAGATAATGATTACAAATTAAAAGTGTTGGAAATTCTCAAATCAAATGATGATAAGAGAAACAAATATATGAAAATCAGACAAACTATTATAGATGCAAAGACAACTGATTTTACTGACCTATTCACACTCCTTTATGATAAAGTTGATGAGTATGCAGCAGAAAATACATCTAATGTTATTCTAGTATTAGGTGATGCAGTAGCTAAATCCGCTGTGGCTATTGATAAAGAAATTGTAGCAGCGGCAACAATGATTCAAATTATAAACATTATTTAATATGGCAAACATTATAGGAGCAGGAGAAACACCGCAAATGCCAGGTGGAGCTCAACCAAAAGTAGATATATCACAGTCAGTACCGGTGTTTTGTGATTGTGGCGGTAAAACATTTTTACCAGCTATGAAGATGAGAAAACTTTCAAAATTAGCATATGGTGGTGACCAGGACATGATGATACCTTTTGAAGTGTATCTTTGTGGTGATTGCGGAGCAGAGCAAGAACTTATGAAGCCTGTACAATTAAGAGCATTGGAACAAAAAGATAAGTTAGAAGCTGCTAAAACAAAATCATTAGATTTAGAATAATATGGCTAAAGGATTATTTGACCATATCAATGCAATTACAAAAGACCAGGATCCAAAGTATTGGGACAAGTTAGATGATGCTGATAAAAAGACTTGGAGTAATTGGTTAATCATTCGCTACATGTCTATGAATCCTGATTGGATTGAGATGATAGCTGAAATACAACCGTATATTCAAGAGGCACCACCAAAAGCTGTCTACAAAGCACTTATTGGTATTATACCAAAAGGAAAAAGTTATCTTCGTTATATGAAAGGTAAATCGGTAAGGGATTACGAAGATTGGATTTTGGAATTGATTGCCAAATGGTTTTTAGTATCTCAAAAAGAAGCATCGGAGTATTTGGACATACTCTATGAAAGTACTACCGGCAGAGAGGAAATTAAACGAATTGCCGAAGCGTATGGTACTGACCCGAAGTTAATTACTAAATTGAAACTTAAAGTTTAATTTGGTATATTCATCATTTTTTCGTATATTTACATTATGGCAAAAGTATCATTTTCGCAGTTCTCAATGTGGAGCAACTGCCCCCAGCAGTATAAGTTATCGTATATAGATAAGTTAGGTGAAAGTTCAGGTAACATTCACACAATATTTGGTTCGGCAATGCACGAAACCTTACAACATTATCTATCAGTTATGTATGGTGTTTCTAAAAAACAAGCAGATGAGATTGACTTGGATAAGTTATTGCTTGATAAAATGAGAGAACATTATACAAAAGAAAAAGAATTACTAACCGAAGGAACTCCTTGTGAGCAAGTTGAGTTAGAAGAATTCTATGGAGATGGTAGAAGAATAATCGGTTGGTTCAAAAAATATTCAAGCAAATTTTACTCTAAATCTGGCTATGAATTAGTTGGTATTGAGATTCCACTTAACGCACCAATTAAAGAAGGTGTACACTTTATTGGATTCATTGATATTGTGTTGCGAGATTTGGCTGAGAACTCAATCATTATTGTTGACCTTAAAACATCAACAATGGGTTGGAATCAATATCAGAAAGCAGATGAGATGAAAAATTCTCAAATACTTCTTTACAAAAAATATTATTCAGAACTCTTTAATATTTCACTTAATAAAATCAAAGTTGAATATCAAATTATGAGAAGGAAGTTGCCAGAAGATTCGGCATTTCCTATCCCATACATGTCAAAGCACGTTCCATCAAATGGAGCACCTTCAGTTACAAAAGCGTATGATAAGTTTATGAACTTTGTGAACACTGTTTTTGAAGATGGTGGTACATATAAAGATATTCCTTTCCCAAAAGTACCAGGTACAAACAAAAAAAATTGTAAGTATTGTGAGTTTTTAGGAAAACATTGTGATGGTAAACCTTAATTTTTGTTTTTTTATTTTCTATATACTTATATATACAAATATATTAAAATAAAAAACAATGATTCAAGAAAACACAAAACTTACAACTGTGAAGATATTGAAAGATGTGTATTCATCATTTAAAAAAGTATCATTTGACTCTGATGTTACCTTACAAAAATTAGTTAATAGAACGGTTGAAAGATATGTTAAAGACGAAGAATTTCGTAAAGAAATGAATGAGTATTTACAATTACAAATTTCAGGTTCACAATTTTAAAATTAGTTATGGCAAAGAAAAAAATATTGTTACTTTCAGATGATTTAAGAATGGCGAGTGGTATCGCTACAATGTCCAAAGAATTAGTATTAGGGACAGTACACAAATACGATTGGTTTCAGGTGGGTGCAGCAATTAATCACCCAGAGCAAGGTAGAGTATTAGATGTAAGTGAAGACATACAAAAAAATTATGGAATCGCAGACGCTAGTGTAAAAATATTACCTTGGAATGGTTATGGTAATGCAGACTTAATTAGACAACTAATTAACGCTGAACAACCAGATGCTATCCTACACTTTACTGACCCTCGTTATTGGACATGGCTTTATGATATAGAGCATGAAATTAGACAAAACATTCCATTATTGTTTTATGCAATTTGGGATGATTTACCAGACCCAATGTATAATCGTAACTTCTATGAAAGTTGTGATTGGATTGGTTGTATTTCTCGCCAAACCTATGGTATTATTACGAGAATTGGTCAAAGAACTGATAAACCAACTTGGAAACCAAAAGCAGATTGGCAAGTTAGTTATGTACCACATGGTATTAATACTGATATTTACAAACCAACCGATGTAC